AAAGCAAAATCCCGCGGCTAAAGAAGAGCTCGAAAAGCTTGAAGAGAACGCAAAGAGGCCGCAGTCGATAAATTCTGTTGCTAAAGGCGCTCTTTCCAATGCCAATAGCTTTGCTAAGAAACCGCGAGATCAACTTTACAAAGAAATGATGGATGCGGCTAACAGGGTTGAATAAGGAAATTTAATTTATGACAACAGCCGGAAATACGCTACCTCCCCCGGTAGCGCAAGAATATGCGGAAAAAATGTTGTCGACACCCATGCAGAGGAACATTCACAATCTTCTAGCTATTCCCAGATACATTCAGGGATCAGCCGGAAAGACATTGAGGATGAGGCGATATAATCGCCTTCCCACTGCGCCGGTTCCTGTCGACCCGCTTTTCCTGAACACGCCGCCAGTACAGCTTACTGCGGTAGATATTGATGCTACCGTAAGGTGGTACACACAGACTGTGATAATTACCCGTGAGGTAGACAAAGTTGCCCCACGTAAAAAACCCTCACTAAATACCTTGGAAAACCTAAAGGCAGCATAGCCCATGGCAACCAGAGGCAATGGTTTATTAAACAGTATGAAGTTCTTTCAATTTCAGATAAATAAGTTCACAGAGATGTGTAAGTTGAAGAGAATCACATGTCCATCTATATGCTTTAGCATATTTGGGATTTTGTGTGCGTTTTCCTCCACAAACATCTACCAGTTTAATAAATGTCAAGCCGCAGAGACTAACCGTGAAGGCGCTCGAAAGAGCGAAGTGATAGTCCGAACAATAGAGAAATCTATTGAGAGGGGAATAACAAGACCCTCCGCCATATTAGAATATGGTCATAAACCATTGGTTTTGGTTAGTAACAGTTGTAGAACAGCAGTGAACCAAGACCCCGTTTTAAATCAGGCCGCGGCCCGCATGGGTCAAAGTTTGAGAGAAACAGAAGATCAGTTGATGAGGAATTTACTCGAATCAACTGCTTCTGTAATTAACTGCACGGGCGGAGTTAACGGCGACAACCCCACAGAAATAACAACCGCGGATTGCGAAAACGTATCCGCTGTATTAGTTACTTCGAATGCAGATTATATTTCGGAATTGATCGAAGGAGAAAACAAGTTCGGAACAGGCCCAATCAGGGATTGTTTCGTGGCTTTAACCTCCTCAAGTCTAATCCCGAATTTGCGCCTTATGGCTGGATTTCTGCATAAAGCACAGTATCCCAAACCAGATTCTGGATTAACTTCCGAATATGGTTCGGTTTCGAATATTCGATTCTTAACCACATCGGCTGGTTCAATAACTGCTAACGCTTCTTTACGTGGCGCGAACGTCTTTAATACATTCGTGGTAGGGCAAGAAAGTTATAGCAGTATCTATCTCGATGGTGAAACTGCAAAGTTTATCTACCATCCGCCCGGATGGGGAGATGATCCCGCAGAATTGCGATCGACCTGCGCTTGGAGATTCGCACACGCGCGCGTTATCACCAACGATAGTTGGCTCATTAACCTACGCTCAACACTATAAGGGGTAATTTATGACACATGCTTCTACTTTACTAGCTTATGGAACTTTCACTTCTGATGCGGCCGCTAGGACGCTCGAACTGCCTTCCGGCATTTCGTATTTCGAAATCGAGAACAGAAGTACTTATGGCACTTTGCCGGGTGCGGTTGTTAAATCATGGTGGCAAAATGGAATGACTAATGGTACGGCATTCCAGATTTCTGAAGCTGGAGGTACCGGCATTCATTCCTCGGTTTTAGCTGCCGCTAACGGCATCACACCCGTTAACACAGGCACTAGCACGATTGGCGCTGCTATAGCAGTCACTGCTGTAACTGCGGCGACACCTGCAGTTGCCTCAACCGCGACTACACCAGCTATTGGCGATATCGTTCGTGTTTATGACACAACTGGCATGCTTCAGATTGCCGGCTATGACTTTACGGTCACGGCTGTAAACCCTGGCGTAACTATGACATTCGGATATCTTCCGGCTGTCGGTTTTGCTGCGGCTGCCACTGCCGGTTTCTATAGGCTTTTGCCTAATGATCTCACTTTCTATCCCAGAAAACGTTATATCACAGCGATTACCGCGGCAGCTCAAGCTGTAGTGACTTTCTCTGTGACTCACGATTATGTGGTAGGATCGAAGATCAGTTTCAGAGTGCCTGCCGCGTTCGGCATGACACAGATAGATGGTATGACCGGAACGGTGACCGCTATCAGTACCGCGAATAACACAGTAACTGTCGATATCAATTCGACTGCCTTTACTGCGTTTGCATTCCCAACCAGTGCAATTGCTGCTTTAGGCGTTACGCCCGCGCATGCTGTACCGGCTGGAGAGGTTGCCACAATACTAACGTCAGCCGAAAGGGATGTAGGCTACGCCGGATTGAGGCTTGGTACTGCTGTCGTTGGCGCTAATACCAACGTTATGCAATGGAGAGCTTATAGAGGCGAAACCATTTAAAAGTTAAAAGAAAAAGTGAGAGGAGGGGTCTTAATCACCTCTCCTCTCTGTAACAAACTAAATAAGGAAACTTAGTATGGCCGTGGCCACAGAACCATTTTATGAAGATTTTATTATTTCTGACAAGAAAAAGTTGTCGGAAACTCAAAAAAAGGCAAATAAAGACCTTTTAGACAAGAAATATGCCGAAGAATCGAAGCTTGTAAAGGGAATATTTAAGAATCTGGAGGCTCCAGGTTGCAATCTTGAGTTCGCATTCAAGAAGTATCCTCAGGATCCCATCAGACTGTACAAATTCTTTGATGGCAAAACCTACGAGATTCCTCTATCAGTCGCCAGACACATTAATAACGACTGTAACGAAAAAGAACATTCATCGATTTGCGATGCGGACGGAAATAGGATAGTCCAATGGAATCCTAAAAGGCAGAGATACCAATTCCTTTCTGTCGACTTTATGTAGGGCCTCCTTATGCCGGCAGCCGCAGTAGCTCTAGCTGATCTAGAAGCAAAGATAAGGAAGATCACGGGCCGTCCCACGATCGAAAGGATCTCGCAAGTTTCGCTTGAGGACTACATAAATCTTTATTTAGAGTATGACTTTCCAAATGAACTTAAGACTCTCGATTATCATAGCACTTATAGTTTCTATACTGTTCAGGATCAGGATAGATATCCTCTAAGCGTAACTGATAGAAATCTCTATAAGTCATTTGCCAAGCCCGTCTATTGCTCTGGCTATTTGATCGACTACTATCAGAATAGAGAGACGTTCTATAGGTTCTATCCGGATCAAGCGGTGCTTTTCAATTATTCTATTGGCCTTGGTATTGCCGGCCCTTATGCCGGAGTCCTAACTATCTTGCCTATACTTAAAGGCAGCTTGGTGATCTCTGCTGATAGCGGAGCTGGAACTTCGATCATAGCTCAAGATAACGGCAACGGAGGCTTTATAGATGGAAGTACCGGAGCTGTTTTAGTCGGAGTTGTCAACTATCTAACCGGTGTAGTAACCGTGACTTTCGGTGCAGCAGTTCCAGCGGGAACGGCGATTATCGCGCGCTATGCTCAATATAATGCAGCAACACCTCAAAGTGTTCTCTTCTTTCATAATGAGTTTATCTTAAGACCGGTTCCCGATAGTCAGTATACGATCCAGTTGGAAGCTTATCTTAAGCCTACGGCCCTGCTTAACGCTCCTGATGTCCCATATCTTAATGAGTATTTTCAGCTCATTGCCTATGGCACAAGTCTCAAGATTTTGAGCGACTCTATGGAGACTGAGAACTACGCCAAGATTAAGCCTCTTTATGATGAGCAGCTTAGGCTTATCGAGCGGCGCACTATCATGCAGGTGAAAACACAAAGAACACAAACAATTTATAGCGAAGACGCTTATGGCCCTTCGCGTATGCCGCCATTTTAAAAAAGGAGTTTAGCGACTTATGGTTTACAAAAATGATATACCGCAATCAGGCGATCTGGTCAGTGTTAGCCAGGGTGATCTTTTAGAGAATTTCAGTCAACTTTATACTTGCAATCGCACCGATCATGTTGATTACGATAATGCTACTGTGGCAGATCGAGGCAAACACGAATACGCAAGACTAAGAGAAAGAGTACCGCCGGGAACTCCTCTGCCTACAACCGGTGCCGGATGGGGCGCACTCTACACCAAAGATGATGCTGGCAGTACCGCTCTATACTTCATGAATGATGCCGGAGTCTCTACAAAGATATCAGCTGGAGGTTCGGGAACTTCGCCTACTGCTTTTGCAAGATTTACGGAAACTGCGGCACACACTTTTACGCTTCAGGATGCTTATAATCTAGTTGTTGGCGGTATCGCAGGCGGCGGAGCAACAACAGTAGATGGTTATGTCCATCATACCATAACTTTTGCTGTGGCGCTTCCTACGGCTAATTATTGTGTGGTTATTAATGGTCAGGGTTTTCAGGGAGGCGGTAGCGGATTTGTAAAACCGAATGCTGTTACCGGAGCGATAAGTTATCTGGCTACTGGTTTTACGATACTTTCAAAGCCGATAAACACCGGTGCTGGTGAATTTCCAAGATACTACCACTTTGTAGTCTTCGGCGGTTAACATGTCAACCCCATTTCCTGTAATGCCTTTTTATGATGGAGTTCGCCAGGATACTAACGACTTCCTCATGGAGTCGACTAGTTTTCCTTACCTGGAGGATTGTTATCCTTTTCGAGGAAGGATAGAGAGAAGGCGAGGAAATCAATCTCTTGGAAGAATCATTAGCACTATTATGGCTGGAGCGTTAGGAAATACGGGCGCTTCTCCATTTATTGCTAATATTATAACTTTATTTCCGGCTGCGATTCTTGGTATTTCGCCGAGATCAGTAACTATAAATATCGCAGCTCCCGTTGGTCCCGCCGTCTATACAGATCCTAATGGCGATGGCATTCTTTATTTATTAGGTGTTGCTTCCGGTACAATCAATTACACTTCAGGAGCAGTTTCTGTTACTCACGGCGGCGGCGGCGCGTCTGTAGTTACTGGTACCTTTTCCTATTATTCCGGTCTTCCAGTTATGGGACTTTATCAATGGGATACGGATTATGTCAATCAAGAAACGTTGATAGCCTTCGATACGCGCAATGCTAATATTTATAACGAAGGTAATCTAGAATTTGACGATATTTCTTTTACTACTGCAGGCGTTCAGATTTCTTGGCACTCAACAGATGCTGATTTTTTCTGGTGTACCAATTATTGGCGCGACAGTTCTTATCGAATACTTTTCTGGGCGACAAACGGAGTAGCGGATAGATTAACTGGCGTTGTTCATGAAGACGGCATTCAGATTTACAATGGAGTGGGATGGGAATGGCAGGAATGTAGATTGGATGCAGCTTCTACTGTTTTTCTCCGAGGTTGTCAAATATTGATTCCCTTCAAAGACCACATAATCGCAATGAATACTTTAGAAGGCGCGGTTCAGCCTGCCGTGCCAATAAGATATCCTAATAGGATTCGATGGTGCCAGAACGGCATTCCTTATACTACAGGTCTTGGCGGATTAGATATTACGGCTTGGGAAAGCGCGACTCCTGGTAAGGGCGGATTTGGATATATCCCCACTAATGAACAGATAATTTCCGCGTCCTACTGGAAAGACAATCTTCTCATTTATTGCGAAAGTTCAACCTGGATGCTCACATTCGTAGGCAATACGCAATATCCTTTTCAACTTCAAAAAGTAAATGATCACTATGGCTCTTCAAGCGCCCATTCATTTGTGACAACTGATAAAGGAATATATTGCATTGGGGATAAAGGTATCGTTATCGGAGACGGTTTCAATGTAGAAAGGATAGATCTAAAGATTCCGGATGAACTTTGCTTTTTTAGCGCTATACAGAAGGCAGATCGCAGAATACACGGAGTTATAGATCATTATTTACAATATATATATTGGATTTTTCCAAGCAATGTTTCTGCTACGGGACAGCAAACGTCACAATTTCCGGATCAGATGCTGGTCTATAATATGCAAGATCAGGCTTGGAGTATCTTCAATGATCGTTTTACTTGCTTAGGCCAATATAGATATGTGTCTGGAGCAAGATGGGAAGATCTTACCGATCCATGGAGAACCTACAATAGACCATGGAATTCCTTTGTTGAGAATACCAAATTTCCTGAGGTCATCGCCGGAAATCAGCAAGGTTTTGTCTTTTATCTACGGGGATTGTCGCTTTCAAATTCAAAGTCTTTAGCAATCAGAGCGATAACGCAAGCCGGACAAGCACTTATAACTTCTTTTAATCACAATTTAAAAGTTGGACATTATGTAGAAATATCCGGTGTCGAAGGAATGACGGCCATAAATAATCTTTACGCCAGAGTTCAAAGCACTCCTACTGCCGACACTTTTACTGTAAATATTGATACTACACTTTTTGCTCCTTACACTAGGGGCGGTTATATCACATTTCTCAACAACATCAATATCACGACCAAATCCTTTAATCCTTTTTACGCTCAAGGCGAAAGACCTAGACTTAACTATCTGGATTTTTATTTTGACTATGCTCCTTCTGGAGAAATTTCGGTGGATATCTATAACAATGATATCAATTCATCCGCTCTCTTAGAGACTGCTATCACCAATACACATAAAGATTTTGGAGGAGGTTTTGCAATACCAAGAGTGTGGAAGCGGCTGTTTCCGGATTGCGAAGGACAATTCTTTATCATCAAGTTATATCTTAGTGATGCTCAAATGCTTGATAAAGACATACAGGAATCTAACATTTGTCTGCATGCCATGAATATGTGGATGTCGTCAGCAGGGAGACTTTTGTCGTATGACAACTAACAGTTTTTTCCGCTCAGACTTTCTCAATGAATATGGCACATTAGTCGACGATCAGGAAAATTTCCAGACACAAGTCGATGGCCTGCAAAGAAAGCAGGCCTATGCAATCAACAGGCGGGATATCGGCCAATATGGATTGATAGAGGCTTTAAATGGTCAGCAATTTTTAAACGTAACAACATTGGCAACTGACAGGTCTGTGAAACCGCCTCATTATATATTCCGCAAAATAGTCGAATGCGGAGCGCTTCCTAACGCTGCTTTAAAGCAAGTAGCTCATGGAATTGCTACAACAACTAATGATTGGTTCTTCACGCGCATTTACGGAACGGCTCGTGAACCGCTGGGAGCAGCACCGAGACCTTATTATATTCCATTGCCCGGAAGCGGCGCGTATCAAGTCTCACTTATGGTGGATAATACCAATATAAATATCACCACAATCGCAAACTTATCGACCTTCACTTATTCGATTGTAATTTTGGAATATTGGAAAAGTTAATTGTATAGTAAATAATTTAATAGTATAAAGAATAATAGGTACCTATGGCAACAGCATACGAGACGACAAGACAGATAGATAGAAACTTCTATGTAGATGGCGGAGAGGACTCTTCCTCGATTCTTAAACAAAT